GTATTAAAGTATGATGAGGTGACTCGTAAAGCTAATAAGAACATGCAGTACCAAGAAGAAATGGACTTCATCGTACAGCATCCGCACCGCAATAGATTCATTCGTAACCTAGCTATAAATAGTAGTGGAAACACCTTAGTGCTTTTCCAGTATGTAGAGAAGCATGGAAAAGTTTTACATGAGATGATCAAAGACAAAGCTCACGCTAAACGTAAAATCTTTTTCGTGTATGGTGGAACTGAGACAGCTGATCGTGAATCAATTAGACATATCACCGAAGGCGAAAGTGATGCAATCATCATAGCATCTTACGGAACTTTTTCTACAGGTATTAACATACCTTCTATTGAGAACGTAATATTTGCATCACCAAGCAAGAGTAAAATTAGAAACCTACAAAGTATTGGTCGTGGCTTGAGACTTAACAATGGAAAGACGCATTGTAACTTATATGATCTTGCCGATGATCTACATTGGAAGTCATGGAAGAATCATACATTAAATCATGCAGCTGAAAGATACAAAGTCTATGCCGAAGAACAATTTGAAATAAAAGTGGTAGAGGTAGACCTATGAACGAAGAAACTAAATACGTAGTAGTAAAGCTAGTGTCAGGAGAAAACGTTATGTCTATCCTAGACTATGAGAATTCGGATCTTCTTGAGTTGAAGTATCCGATGTTGATTCGTTCTATACAAACGTTTGATGGTGGAGTCGGTAAAGAGCATATGATTGCTACACCATTCTGCCCATTTGCAGCAGATGACTACTTTACGATAGAAAGAAAAGATGTTATGTTTGTAAAAGAGTTACACCAAGCATTAGTGCCTAACTACTTAAATCTGCTAAAGAATCACGAACAAGTGCTTGTTAAAAGAAATCATGATGGCTCTGTATCAAAGCTAGATAAACCAGCAACAACAGTAGATGAATTCAAAGAAAAGGTAGACAAACTTGCAATGATTTTGGGAATCGATACGCAGGAACCAGAGAGAGATACATTCTTCGTTGAAGGATCAGATAGTATTAACTAATGTAATCATCATAAGGGAACATAGCTATTTTACTGCTGTGTCAAATAAAAGTCAAGTAAATTTTCTTTGCAAAATGCATTTAAGATAAACTTGACTTTTTTTCATATAACGTGTATACTTACACCATGACACAAGAAAAACAAAGGACTCCATGGCACAATACGTTAACAACGCTGATTTTTTACAAGCCCTAAAGGATTATAAACTCCAAGTTAAAGATGCCGAAGAACAGGGAAAAGAAAAGCCTATTCTTAGCAACTACATTGGAGAGTGTATTCTTAAAATCGCAACGCACTTATCTTACAAACCAAACTTCATCAACTACACGTATCGTGACGATATGATTCTTTATGGTATTGAAAATTGTATTGAGTACATTGATAACTTTGATCCCGACAAGGGTAGCAATCCATTTGCATACTTTACTCAAATTATTTACTATGCTTTTTTGCGAAGAATTCAAAAAGAAAAGAAACACTCTTACATCAAACATAAGTTGATTCAAGAGATGCCATTTGATATGTTTGATACCCAAGACCAAGACGATGACATGCACATGAAGAACTTGTATAATGATTACATGCAACCAACTCAAAACTTTGAAATGTTTGAATCAAAGAAGAAAGTAAAGAAAGTTGCAGCTGCTCCACTTGATAATTTTATAGGTGAACCCGATGGCGAACTCAATAGATAAATTGCTTGCAGATTTACGTTCAGGCACTAGACCAGCGATTTCTCGAAGAGGTATTAGTACAGCAGCTGGACGCAAGGTGCGCAACATAGCAAAAGGATCAACTAGACTTCTCAAGAGATTTACTTGGGACTCTACAGACAACATGTTTAATTTGAAAGATATTATGGAAGATAAAAAGATATTTCTCGGTGTTTCTGATTTCGATGACTTGATCACATCTCAGATCTTAGATCAAAGAGTTGCTCTCGGCAAACAAACTATTCATCGTGAAACTACAGTTTTGTGTAACAGACAAAAGTGGGCATCTTGGGCAGAAGATCAATTTATAACTTGCTTGTTTGTACAAAGCAGTTCCTCTAATGGGTTTGTTATATTCAAAGAAGAATTAAACTACATTACATACAGTGTTAACTCTAACTCTACCACCGTTAGAGCTTTTGGTGATACTGAATTTGCAGAATCTATCATTGATCTAGTTGAGAATCATTTCGATGTCGTTACTTCTTACATCGAATGGATCTATTCTTCTGATGGTAATTCTGTTAACGTTCCACTAAATCGTGATAGAATGCCTTGCGAAGAGATGTATCCATTCTTGAATGGTGAGACTCTTGGATCTTACTACGAGCGTTATATGGAATCTTCAGCAAATATTTTATTGCTGATCGGTCCACCTGGAACTGGCAAGACAACATTCATTCGGGGACTGTTGGCTCATACAAATTCTAGCGCCATGGTAACCTATGACGCCACTATCCTTGAAAAGGATTATCTCTTTGCACGGTTTATTGAAGACGACGCCAGCGTTATGGTTTTGGAAGACAGCGATGCTTTCTTGAAGCCAAGAACAGATGGTAATACTATGATGCACCGTTTCCTTAACGTTGGTGATGGTCTCGTGACTACAAAGGGTAAGAAGATGATCTTCTCTACTAATCTCCCAAGCATCCGTGATATTGACTCTGCTCTTGTTCGTCCAGGTCGTTGCTTTGATATCTTATCATTTGATAATCTAAAGGTTGAACAAGCACAAGCCCTGGCAGATAAACTCGAAGTTAAACTTCCAGTTCGTCCACGTGGTAAAGAAGCTGAACGTTACACTATTGCAGAAGTGTTCAATGAACAAACCCGCAACATGGAAAAATCTATTACCAATAGAAAGATGGGGTTTATTTGAATATGAAAGTAGCAATCATAACTGATCAGCATTTTGGTGCAAGGAATGATAGCGTTGCTTTCCTAGACTTCTTTCAAAAGTTTTATGATAATATCTTTTTCCCTACATTAGATAGGGAAGGTATTACCACTGTATTGATTCTTGGTGATACGTTTGATCGACGCAAGTATATTAACTTTTATTCTTTGCATCGTGCACGTGAGATGTTTTTCGATAAGTTGATGGAGCGAGGAATTCGTGTTCATATGCTTGCTGGAAACCACGACACTTACTATAAAAATACTAATGAAGTTAACTCTCCAGAGTTGATCTTAGCTGAGTATTCTAACATCGATGTTATTAGTTCTCCTGAAACAATTTATGTAGATGGTGTTCCTATCTGTATGGTTCCATGGATTTGTCCAGATAATTATCAACAAAGTTTAGATACATTAAACAACACTAACGCTGAACTATGCATGGGGCATCTTGAGATCGCAGGGTTCTCAATGTATAGAGGAATGGAAAGCCATGAAGGATTTTCTAAAGACATTTTCAAGAAGTTTGATCTTGTCTTTTCTGGTCATTATCACCACCGTAGTAACGATAGTCATATTTACTATCTCGGAAATCCCTATGAACTTACATGGCAGGACTATAACGATCCCAGAGGGTTTCATCTGTTCGACTTACAAACAAGACAGCTTGAATTCGTTCACAATAGTTATACGATGTTCGCCAGACTCGAGTACGACGATAAAGAGCAAGACCCCATCGACCTCGACGCTTACGATTTAAACGATTGTTATGTGAGATTAGTTGTAACTAATAAGACTGACTATTATAAATTTGATAAGTTTGTTCAGAAGTTGTATACTAAAGGTTGTCATGAAATAAAAATCATTGAAGACTTATCAGAATTTGGTGACGGTGAACTTGGTGAGGAAATAAATTTAGAAGATACAGTATCTGTTCTTTCTAATTATATTGATTCTCTTAACACTGACGTTGACAAAGAACAAATTAAAAATTTCTTGAAGAGTCTTCATACAGAAGCTATTAATACGGAGGTCGTTTGATTATATTCAAGTCTATAACTTGGCAAAACTTTTTATCTACAGGCAACTCGCCCAATACTGTTTTATTGGATAGGTCTACTACGACTCTTATCATCGGTAAGAATGGTGAAGGTAAGTCTACTATTCTTGATGCTCTCTGCTTTGCCTTATTCGGCAAGCCTTTCCGCAATATCAATAAAGGTCAATTGATCAATTCAATCAATGGCAAGGGATGTCTAGTCACTATTGAATTTTCTATTTCTGGTAAAGAGTATCGAGTAGTTCGAGGTATCAAGCCTAATGTGTTTCAGATTTATGTCAATGACGAATTAATGAATCAAGATGCAGCAGCACGTGATTACCAGAAGGTTCTTGAGCAGCAAATTATTCGTCTAAACTATAAGACATTTACACAAGTTGTTATTCTTGGTAGCGCATCGTTTGTTCCATTCATGCAACTAACTTCATACCAACGTCGTGAAGTTATTGAAGATATATTGGATATTCGTATTTTCTCTACCATGAATCAGTTGTTGAAAGAAAAAGCTAATGAGACAAAGGCGAGTATTACACGCATCGAAAATGAAGTTTCTGTGGCGAAACTGGCGGTGGAAGGACAGACAACTCTCATTAACACTCTTAAAACTGCCAAGTCAGAAGCTATTGAATCGTTACTATCTAAAGTCGAAAATAATAACTCAGAAATACAGCGAAGCGAAAGTTCGGTGGCTACAACACTTGCTAAGATTACCACACTACAATCACGAGTTGCGAAGAAGGGTAAAGTCGATAACGACATTGAAGAAGCGAAGGGGTGGAAAACTAAATTGCTTTCCAAAGTCGAGCAATGGAACCATGAGGCACAATTCTTCAATGAGAATAGTATTTGCCCATCCTGCACGCAGGGTATACCACATGAGCATAAGGAAAGTGTTTTACACGAATTGAATGCTAAAATTGAATCTGAGAATCAACGTTTAACTGAACTGGAAGATATCCACCATAAACTAAATGCTGATCTTTCTTTAATGAATACTATTCTTTCTGAGATTACTGATTTGAATATATCTGTTTCTACATATAATGCAAACATTACTATGTTGAATCGAATGAATAAAGAATTAGTTACGGAGATTGAAAGTCATAAAGCAGATACGCATAATGTCGATGAAGAGAAACGTAAGTTAAAAGAGTTGGCACAAAATGCTTTAGAAAAGATTAAGACTAAAACTCAATTATTAGAAACTAGAAACCTCGAGGATGTGGCTTCTTCTTTACTTAAAGATACTGGTATTAAGACTGCCATTATTCGTGAGTATCTTCCGATTATGAATAAGTTAATCAACAAGTATCTAAACGCCATGGATACTTATATTCACTTTGAGTTAGACGAATCATTTAATGAATCTATTAAGTCTCGTCATCGTGATGATTTTACATATGCAAGTTTCTCTGAAGGTGAGAAAATGCGTATTGATTTAGCTATTCTCTTTACATGGAGGCAAATAGCTAAGATGAAGAACTCTGTAAATACCAATCTATTATTGTTAGATGAGATTTTTGATTCTTCTTTAGATACTGCAGGAACTGATTACTTCTTAAATCTAATGGATCAATTCGGCGACAAAACTAATATCTTTGTTATTAGCCATAAAGGTGACCAGTTATTTGATAAGTTTAGATCGGTTATTAAGTTTGAGAAACGTAATGATTTCTCTATAATCGTTAAGTAATTCTTAAGTAAACGATCTCTCCAGAATGCCCCTCAGAAATGTAGGGGCATTTTTCATGGTGTTTACTTTAATTCGCTGCAGATGTATAATAGCTGTATTGATTAGGAGATTACTATGTGGGATGATTTTAATGACTTCGAGCTTATCCAGCTGGCTGGAGAGTATGGCTTGCAGGACTACGCTGTAATCAGTGGACGACTGACTCTTGTGAATCGAGAAGAAGTTGAGTGCATACTCGAAGAGTACGAGTACAACGAAGCATTCCCTGTTGACTTTAATGAAGAGTTGGAGTATAATTGATCTATGACTACTAAACTGAACTCCTCCGACATCGCTGCACGTTTGCTTGCAGCTGAGAACATCACCGTTGTTCGTGCACGTGTTAGCACTGCATCGTTTGACATCAAGTCTCGTGTGCTGTCACTTCCCCAATGGAAAGACATGACTCCAGCCATGGAGGGTATGCTTATTGGTCACGAAGTCGGTCACGCACTTTACACGACTGAAGACTACATCACCCCAATGGAGACTAACCGTAACATTAAAGGTTATCTCAACGTGCTGGAAGACGTGCGTATTGAGAAGTTGATGAAGCGCAAGTTCCCTGGCATTCGTAAAACCATGCACGAAGGTTACAAAGAACTCAATGAACGAGACTTCTTTGGTGTATCTAAAATTTCAGATATGTCTACTCTGAACCTTATCGATCGAATCAACCTTTACTTCAAAGCTGGATACGATTGTGGTGTATCGTTCAATAGCGATGAATGCGACTTTGTTAATCGTGCTGAGAAAACAGAAACTATTCCTGAAGTTCATCAATTGGCTGAAGAAATTTATCAATATTCTAAGGCAGCAGCTGCTGTGCGTAAACTGATAATTCAGAATACTGTTGAGGATGAAGACGAAGAAGATAACGAAGAAGATGACTATGATTCTGAGTACGAGGATGACGAGTCTGAAATTGTTTTTGTAGACGACGATGAAACTGAAACTGAACAAAGCGATGAACCAAAACGTGCACGTAAAGCAGTACAGGTTCGTGAGAACGTCACTGAAGAACAGATTGAAAAAGAATTAGAATCTGTAACTGAGAAAACCTTCTCTAAGAATCTTGAAGTTTATGCTGATGAAAACACTGAGTATAACTACTATACTCTGGATGAGAATTATCAATTTAATCCTATCATTGCGTATAAACAAGTTATTGCTGATACTGCTCCAATCGATGAAGATATTTCTGAGTATGAGAAAAAGAATATTCAATCCTACAAAGATGATTCTTCTAAGGTAGTTGGGTATTTGATTAAAGAATTTGAGATGCGCAAGTCCGCTACCAGCTACAAACGTGCCCAAATATCTCGTATCGGTTCGTTGGATATGAAGAAAGTTTGGGCATACAAACTCAAAGATGACTTGTTCAAACGTATGACTACTACTCAGCAAGGTAAAAATCATGGTATGATTTTCTTGCTGGACTGGTCTGGTTCAATGGATTATGTTTTGGATGATACCATTAAACAGGTTATTAACTTGGCTATGTTTTGCCAGCGTGCTCAGATTCCTTATCAGGTATTTGCTTTCACTACGCAATATGATCCACTGTTAACTGGTGAACAAGGTAAAATGAATGATATTCGTAATGCTTTTTATTCTCCCAATACTGATAAGAAGTTAAGTAATGCTGTACATACATTTGCTTTGATGGAGTTCTTCTCTAACAAAATGTCTAATGTAGAATTCAATACTATGATTCGTCGTTTAAATAGTTTCCATAAATTGCGTTATTGCAAAAATGGGGAATATTCTACAGGTGGTACACCACTGAATGAAGCACTGGCATATATGGTTCCATATATCAATACGTTTATCCAAAAGAATAATGTAGAGAAAATGTCTCTTATTACTCTTACAGATGGCGAAGGTGGTTCATTAGTAACCTCTGATGGTAGTAATCTTGATGCATATCGTTATAGTTATACTTCTTCAAAGAAGATTAACTGCAAAAACTTTTTGCAAGACCCTGTAACTAAAAAGAATTATCCTATTAGTCGTGACGGATCTGTGCAAACTCATGCGATTCTTAAAATGATTAAAGATCGTTACAACATTAATACTATTGGGTTTTATGTTTGTAATAATTCTCGTCGAGTTTTGTCTCAAGCAATTAAAAGTAATATTCCTGATTTTAAGGGTAACTTTGATACTATGATAGAGATTATGCGTACCGAAATTCGTACTAATGGCTTTGCTTCTTTAAAGAATACTGGTCGTGATGACTTGTTTATTGTTCCAACTAATAAGCTGGAAACTAATACTGATGAACTTAGTGTTAATGGCGATCAAACTGCTAAAGCAATTGCACGTAGTTTGACTAAACATCTTAACAATAAAATGACTTCTCGAGTGCTCTTGAATAAATTTATTGGATACGTAGCCTAAAACGAAAGTAAACGAATAACCCTACTGGTAGTAGGGTGTTTACTTTAATTCGGTTCTGATGTATAATAACTCTATGATGAATCGAAAAGGAAACGAAATGAAAGTGATCTATACCAGCCCTGTGTTTAAAGATGCCCATGGCCATGGTTCGGCTCGACAAGTGTTGATCCCTCTGCATGCTGTTGAAACTTATGCCAAACGTGATGCTGCTCTGTTGGCTATGATGGCTCTTGGTGGTATCAACGCAGATCCCACTCCAGAATTCATGGCTTTTCGTAAGAAAATGATGTCTGCGAAACGCAAAATCGAACGCAATGGTTGGTACTCTCGTGAAGTGGTTGCTGCTTAAATTAGGAGAAAAGAATGTCTAAAGTTACTTATAGCGATGTTGCTGCCGAATTGCGTGTCACTTCGCAGCTGTGTATGGATACCTACGCCACGTATTCTTACGTGACTGGCACCTACGAGTCGATAATCGCAGGTTTGGTTGCAGACTTGCCAAAGCATAAGCAAGCTGAAGTGATGCGCTCTTTACGACAAGCTAGAGAGCGCATGGAAAAAGATGCTTGACTTTAATTGTGACTTGATATATAATATGTTTTTGTTATGGAGATTTTATGAGTGATGCAAATTTTGTGACTGAGTTCGAGGGTAAACTGTATGAGATGTTCCCCGATGTGGCTGTGTCTGGTACTGTATTGAACCAGCAATTGCTGGATACGATGCGTGCACTTGACACTAAGAAACAACCACGTTGGTTGATGCAAAACCGAGTCAGTCGTGGCGTGTATGCCTTGCCTGGTCGTGCAACTAATCTTGCAGTAGTTCCCAAAGAAGAAGTTGTTGAGTCCTTCATTGTAGACTACAGCAACTTGGATTCTTTGATCCCTAAGAAGGATTCGAACTTTGTTCCATTTGGTAACTACCCAGACCTAGAGAACATTATCAAGTCCAAAATTTTCTATCCTGCATATATCTCTGGTCCTACTGGCAATGGTAAGTCCACTATGATTGAGCAAATCTGTGCCAAGCACAAACGTCCTCTCATTCGTGTTAACCTGAACATGATGACAGACGAGGAACAACTTATCGGTTCCAAGACTTTGACCGATGGTAACGTAGAAGTTGTCGAAGGTCCAGTGCTGATTGCAATGCGCAATGGTACCGCACTGTTGCTTGACGAGATCGATGCTGGTTCCGCAAACACCTTGCTGTGCTTGCAACCTATTCTTGAAGGTAAGCCATACTACTTTAAACTCAAGAACGAGATGGTAGTTCCTGCTCCTGGATTCAACGTTTTCGCCACTGCAAACACTAAGGGTAAAGGTTCAGACGATGGTCGTTACATCGGTACTAACGTGCTGAACGAAGCATTCTTGGAACGTTTCGCTGTTACATTCGAACAGGAATATCCTTCCGCAAAAATCGAAGTCAAAATTATTAAGAATCTGATGGAGTCCTTTAATGCAGTTGATGAGGATTTCGCAGAAACCCTTGTAAAGTGGGCAGAAGCAATTCGCCGTACTTTCGAGGACGGTGGTGTCGACGAGACAATCACTACACGTCGTATGATTCACATTGTTCGTGCCTTTGCAATCTTCAAGGATCGCACCAAGGCAGTGCAACTTTGTTGCAATCGTTTTGACGCTGCTACGAAAGTTGCATTCTTGGATCTGTTCGAGAAGGTTTCTACCCCTGAGCCTGTAGCTGTTGCACCTAGTGCACCAGAATACAAAACTGAAGAAGAAATCCCCTTCTAACAAGAAGGTGTTGACTTTAATTCGTAATTGTTGTATAATAACTTATCAAAACTTGAAACTCAAAGGAATATATTATGTTGAAATTCGCTGACTTGTCCATGTCCCAGAAAAAGATGGTTGTTGCTTACGTTGAGCACAATCCTTCTCTGAAGAAGAGTGCCCAAATCACTCTGAAAGAAGTCAATTCAATTGCTGCTGAACTCGCTTCCAAGCGAGACTCTGGTGGCGCAAAGGTTGGTTATCCAAACTGGTTGTTTGGTCCCAACAAAGTCGACCGTGGTGTGTACGCATTCCCCGTGCCGACTGCTGCTGAACTTTCTCAATACACGAAAGATGCAGCAACGAAGCCTGTGAAGGCTGCGAAAGTTGCTAAGACTCCAAAGGTCAAAGCAGTTAAGGCTACTGCAAAGGTAGCCAAGAAGACCTCTAAGGTCGCATCAGCCCCTGTTGCTGATAAGAATCGTCTACAAGATGTAATCGGTCAGTCCGAGACTTTTGATCAGGACTACGAAGACTTCAACGCTATCCTTCGCGAGAATGGTATCGAAGTAGAATAATCCCTGGGACATCCTGTCCCATTTTATAATCCATATAGGAATTTTATGACTAAACAAACAAAGCTGCTTAATTACTTGGTTACAGGTCACACCGTAACTTCACGAGATATCGTTTCTGGTTTTGGCTTGACCAATCCTCACGATGCAATTTACAAGTTGCGCAATCAAGGGCATTGCATTTACAGCAATCGTCGTGCTGGCGCTGACACGGTAGAGTACCGCATTGGCACTCCAAGCAAGCGTATGGTTGCAGTTGCAAATCGAGTTCTTGGTACTCGTGCGTTCCAAGCCTAAGAATAAATCATGGCTACATTGGAAGAAGTTAAACGATCTCAATTAGCCAGTAGTGGTGGGCGTAAGTTCGATGGAGGCAAACTCCAGTATGGACTTATCCCACCACTTGCTATGGCAGAGATGGTCAAGGTATTGACCTTTGGCGCAGAGAAATACGAACCAGACAATTGGAAGAATGTCCCAGATTCTAAGCGTCGTTATTTTGATGCAATGGAAAGACATATTTGGGCATGGAAAGCTGGCGAACAAATCGATCCAGAATCTAATATCCACCACTTGGCTCATGCTATGTGCTGTTTGTTTTTCTTGTACGAACATGATGTGAAATACTCTGTGGAAAACTAAATGATTAAAATTTTACTAGCGTTTGTTTTAGTTTTTGCTGCGTTCTATTTTGGTATTGAAGCATTCAACAAAATGACCAAATCTGAAAAATGGGATGCTGCTAAGACTTTCTCATACAGTATGGCTTTATCTCTTGTTGTTATCGCATTCCTTGTTGGTATTGTTGTTTTATTTTAAAGGTTGATTATGAAATCGTTTATGAAAATTGGTGCATTGATTTTGGCTGTTGCTTCTTTGCAAGCATGCACTCGAATCGAGACTGGTGAAGTTGGTGTGCGTGTTGGCTTTGACAAGCAAGTCCAAAGTGGAGAATTGCTTCCAGGTTCGTTCAATCAGGTATTGATTGGTGATATACTTACATTCCCTATCAAGGATGTGAACGTTGTGCTTAACGACATGACACCAGTCACTAAGGATAACTCCACCATGAAAGACTTAGATGCGGTCGTAGTCTATAACGTCAATCCAGGACAAGTTGCTGAATTGTATTCGACTAAGAACAAAAGTTTCCACGCTGAAATCAAAGGTGACACCTATGTGATGTATAATTACATTGTGCAGAATGCTCGTAACTCTATCTACAAAGCAGCTCGTAAGTACGAAGCATTGGATATGGCAGATGCACGTAGTGATATGGAAAACTTTATCAAGGACGAAATCACTCGTAACCTTGCAGAAGAAAAGCTGGATGGTTCTATTACTATTAGCCAAGTGTTGATTCGTAACGTAG